ACGGATATTTTATCCCCCTTATGACGATATACACTTACAAGGGGACGACCATATTTATCATTTTTGTAACATTGTATCCACACCCAACCATTTACTTTATTTCTGCACATGAATGGGTTCCATAGTCTAGGGGTCGTTCGATCATCGAAACCACATTCCTCTTTAAACATGTCTCGTGCGCGTTTGGCTAAGTAAATATGTTCAGTTCGTCCTTCCATAGTGAGACTGGGTTTCATCTCAGCCGAATCGTATCCGAGTGTGCGAAATCTAAATTTCAGGGGACGACCATACTTCATGATAACCGCGTTAAATGTATCACCGTCATACACACTCGTTATTTTAGCATACCCTTTATAATTATCTAGACTGAAAACTGGAATTGAATCATCGACACCTGACAAAGCTCTCTTACTGAAACACCAACTCATATATAAAGAAGTCGACACTCCCCTTTAAACTTTTTTCTTAGTATAGTATAAACAATGAGCATCATAATGTCTAAAGCATTGCTGAAAACTAAACCCCGATACCCCCGTAACCCCAAGAAGAGTGTGACTCCTCTAGTACTCGTATCTGTGGACAAGGCGGGTGATCTCAAGCTCGGTAAGCGTAAGTGCCGTCTCCACAAGAAGGGAGATGTGGTGAAGGTTGCGAAAAAGTACGGTGTTCCCAACGCGGAAAAGAAGACTGTACAGCAGCTCTGTGGTTCCATCAAGGCCAAGGCCAAGGTCAGCAACGATGGTATGAACAATGTTCCCCTCGCCAAGTTGTACCCCGAGGCGGCCAAGAAGCAGGTGGCGGCTAAGAAGCGTGCCGAGAAGAAGGTGTTCGACAGGAAGGTTGCCACCAACTTCTTGAAAACTATGGTGACGAACCGGGTCGTAACCCCTACACGGAAGGTTGCCGTGGCCGTGATGCCCATGCCCAAACCTTCGAAGAAGGCTCAACCCATCACCAAGGAGGAAGCCAGTAAACGTATTGGTGCGATGAAGGGTCTCACCATGTTCAACCGTTCCAATCTTCAGCGCATGGTTCTCAATCAACATTCTCCTCGGAGGGTTGTTCGTGTGGCTCGTGAAATGGCTCGTCTGCGATGAATTTAGTAAAGACTTCATCGTTCCAATCGTTGGGGTTGGTGTACTTCTTACCCTCATCTGTGTCGTAGAAAGATTCACTATCTTTCATCATCATCTCCCTAACAGTTTCGTATAGAACTGTAGAGAGTGCAAATTTGTAGGCAAGAAACCCTATAAAAGTTGCCCCATAATCAAAATCGAATGCGAAAGGTGCGTGATTCCACGACACTTCAAAAGCAGCGGCACACAATGGTGCTAAGAACTCCTTCTGAAATGCCGATTTTTCAAACGTATCCACTCTATCAGAGAGAAGGCTTAAATACACATAGGATGTCACAGCGCCTAAAGTTGCGGAAACACCTTGGTCAGCACCTTGGGTGATGAAATAGGACGCACTAAGAACTGATCCATACCCAGCTGTGGACCGCTTTAGGCTTTTTTTGAGGTGAGCGTACTCGGTAGGAATTGGTTTAGAAAGTGCGTAAGTGAGGGACATTTTATACAAAATACACTTAAAATCTTTATCTCAATTAACTTTAGTAATGCCTTGTCAACGTTGTAAGAAGAAGTGTGGGGTTCCCATCGATTGTCAATACTGCGAGGGAAGTTTTTGTCCGAGTTGTATTCAACTGACAAAGCATGAGTGCCAAGGTGCGGACATCAAGAAGTTGAAACAACGTAAAGAACTCGAGGAAAATATAGCATTCGAACCAGAACCCAAGTGCTTAAAGATTTAATGTGTATATTAAACAGCGTGGGAGGTGGTGACCTGCACTCATAGCTCAGTGGTAGAGCGCAAGCTTAGTAAGCTTGAGGTCAGGGGTTCGAAACCCTTTGAGTGCAATTTCCATTCTTTGAATATGGACCAGCCCATGTTCAAAGAATGATATAGCTTTAAGATTTAAATATACTATAGAAATAGAATGACCGATAAACCCAAGCGTGTACCTAATGCGTACATGATGTTTTGCAAGAAGACGCGCCCCGAGATTGCCAAGGAGAACCCTGACATCACATTTGTCGACACGGGTAAAAAACTGGGTGAAATGTGGAGAGCTCTCACTGATGACGAGAAGAAGAAGTATGCGAATAAATAATTCCCACCCTACTGTAAGATGCGGTCGTATATGATATTTTACATAGTTCCATACATGTGTTTGAAATTGGTGTACACGGAACGAGCTAGAAAAGGGATATCTCCTAGATTTAGTCAACCATCGACTTAAGGAAATAACTCTATGTACAAGTAGATGTCCCTAGGGATCAAGAAGCTCTGTAACGATGCTACTTTGCCTACTCGTGGCTCTTATCGTTCTGTGGGATATGATTTATACAGCTCCGAAGATGCCATGGTTCCGTGTCAGGCTGGCCGAGCTCTCGTAGGAACTGGTATCGCTGTAGTACTTCCACTAGGGGTATATGGGCGTGTAGCACCTCGATCGGGACTTGGTGTAAAGCATTGTATCGACGTTGGTGCGGGTGTGATTGATCCCGATTATACCGGTGAAATCAAGGTTGTCTTATTCAATCATGGGATGGACGACTTTGAAATCAAGAAGGGTGATAGAATTGCGCAACTCATTCTAGAGCGTTGTGAGACGCCAGTCATCGAGGAGATTAATATCGTTGAGGATACGGAACGTGGTTCAAGTGGTTTCGGGTCTACGGGTAATTAGAAAAGTATACCTCGACTCATAGTCATATATAATTTTGCTTTGTTAATGTCTGGGTAAGTGTGTAATACCCATCTCTCCCAATATTCGGCCCTGAAGAAATCTTCCCAATCTTCTTTAGAACTTTCTTTGATTTGTAGCATTTCTCTATGTATTTGAGACTGATCCCTCTCTATTCGCAGCTCCTTAGGAATGATAGCACCTTTCCTAAGAAGTTGTGCACGCATAAGACGGGGATTACCATGGTCCGGGTAATACTGAACCCCTCTCTCACCAAAATCAATAGCTCTTTTACTTGGTAAGGTGACTCTATACTTGTGTGTGATTGACGGACTTGGCTTAAGAACGACGTGCATTGTAATTATAACGAGGAAAAAGAATGCTTGAATACACATCCCACGATGGTATCAAAATCCAAGTTGGTCAAAATGCAAAAGAAAATGACCAACTGACAATGACGAGTGACCCTAAACATTGGTGGATGCATGTAGCTGGGTGTTCGGGTGCACATGTTGTTGTGTGCCACCCAGAGGAACAACTACCAAAGGAGACGAAAAGGGATGCTGCGGTTCTTGCGGTCTACCACAGTAAGATACCAAATACAAAGATGTCACCAGTGGACCTTGCTAGGGTTGACCAGATATCAAAGTATCAAAAGTCGAATCATGGACTAGTGACTTTGGAAGGTGAAGTTATGCAACTCACAGTTTTCATGAATAAGGAAAAACCGAGACTTGATAGATTGATTAATATTCTAAAGTAAGCTTGTGTAAAGTCCGGCAATGTAATACACATCTTTAAAACCTAGACCTTCTAATTTCTCTGCTGCAAACCTGGCCCGTTGCCCAGTGTTGCAATAGACGAGTATACCTCTCTTGGGGAGTTCTGTAGTTGTTTTTTCGTTCATTTTGTCCACGGGGATATGAAGCGCTCTAGGGTAATGTCCAGCTCGCCATTCCACAGCTGTGCGAACATCAACGACCACCTTAATCTTCCCATCCTTGATGAGTCTCTTAGCTTCTTCGGCGGACACCAGGTTCTGACCATAGTAGGTATAAGCGGTGAGCGCGGCGAGACCAACGAGTAAAACTGGAATCATTTAGTATGTACGAGGATTTTAACTTTTACATGATCCATCTCAAAGCAACATTGGGCGTTCCCGTCATAGGTTCTTTGACAAGCTTTACAGTAATAAAGGGTCTCCATGATATATAGCCGCTACAGAGAAGGCACTTAGGGCTAACACAGCTTCATCTGAGCGCTAATCTTTCTAGCCTCATCCCATCTCCCAGATTGCTGAATCAATAGCATAGTATTGGGGTGCATTTTAGACAGAGATTTACCATCTCGTAAGTTCTTGAATGCATTATTTACCGTTTTGTTAGAAATGGTTACACGACGAACTTTATACTGCCTCAATTCAGTGTCCATCATGGAGAGCTTCCTGGTGAGCGTATTCACTTCCTGTTCCAAACTCGAAATGAAAAACTTTTGTTTCTTTGTTTTCAAATCTACAATTTTTCTTTTTCGGAGTTCGTCACACTCCTTTTGTAATCCACGTATGACGACCTTCTGTTTTTTTATTTTCACATTCTTCTTCTTGACGACCCTGTCTATTTCTGGTCCAAGGTCGATGACAAACTTGGACGTTTTTCGGGGTCGTGAGGAAGATTTCACCATTTTATATACTTTTTTACTTTTTTACACCTGACTTAGTTGCCGAAAGCAACACCAGCCATACCATTCTTGATACGAAGAATGTTATAGTTGACCGCATAGACACGGTGAAGGGCGTTACCACCAGTGGGTTGGTTAAGTACAAGCTTCGCATTATCGATACGGGAGAAGTTTAGGGACCCGGTGGGCTGCATCTTACTCATGGTGAGACAGAAGGGCCACGAGAAGGTGGGAAGGTCGTCGAGGATGTTATCGGGGAGATCGGTACAGTGCATCTCGGGAACGACGTCGTGATGGTACACGTTGGATGTGTTCTCGAACAGTGCCAAACCGTTAATGTAGAGGGATGCGGTGGCAAAGTTGTACTCATCAGACCAGTCACTACCAGATGCTTGACCAGAAACGAGGTGGAGAGACTTCACTGGATGGTTGAAGTAGCTGAGATCAATATCGGTATCGGTGTTAGAGGCGAGCTGATGCTGCGTTTGGGTGATGAGAAGTTCGTGTTCAGTATCGGTGAAATACTTGCGTTCATCCGTGTCTAAATAGATGTAGTTACCGTACACCTTAGGAGTGCTACCCGGGGTGAAACCATCGCGGCACTTGATACGAATCTCAACATCGTGGTACTGAAGGGCCACGAGTGGGAGCGCCTTAGTCCAGTCTTCACCGAAGAAGAAGGGGATCATATAGTGGTTACCCGTGTGGTTTTCTTTGCGGGCGTTGGTGGTGACAGCGAAAGACGCCTTTGCGGTTGTGTCACGCATCAAGGGGTTATGGACACCTTGAATGTAGAGAGAATCCAATTGTGATACCTTCTGACCACCGATCCACAGAGTGAATTCTGTGGGACTGGCGGCGTTGTTAGAGAATAGACCAGTGGTGTTCCCTTGAACACCTGCGATACCAGTAGCCTCGATCCAGATGTAACTCATGAGATCACCCTTTGAGCGGATGGGGATGGCAACTTCATTACTCGATCCAAATGTACCGATGTAATCCATACGTTCGGGTTTCATTGCGAAGTTAGTGTAACGCTTGTAGTTCTGACGGAAGAAACTGACCTGGGGATCACCAGTGATGTAGACATCCTGGGCACCCACCGACACGAGCTCAATTAAAGCGGCCGACATTTACTAATAAATGATATTAAAATTTTGACTCATTATAAACATATGGTGGTATTTCAAGCTTTGACTTGGGAGGCGAGAGATACTGACGAGGAACACTTGATTAGTATTTTAGGGAAGACTGGAACTGGTAAGTCTGTCTGTCTGACAACAGTTTTCGAACCGTATTTCTTTGTAAAGCTCCCGAAGGGAACAACCGAACAAGATGTCCGAGTATTGTACGATGACCTGAATAAACTTCGACCCGATCACGTGACCGGATATAGTCTCACAGAGAAGAAGGATGTTTGGGGATTTCAAAACAATGAAAAATTTGCGTATATGCGTCTAAACTTTAAAACCCTCGCGGACCGAAGAAAGGTCAATTCTGTTTTTATGTACAATCGGGAATACATGAAGTATCATGTGTATGAGTCAAACCTTGAGCCTGTCCTGAGGTTGATGCATCGTACAGGGATTCAATCTACTGGATGGCTTGATACTGGAAGTGAATGTATCCGTTCACATCTCGCAAAAGTTGATATTGATCTCTGGTGTAACGACTGGAGGACCCTGAAACCGGTGGAACGTGATGATATTGCACCTTTCGTAGTGGCTTCATTCGATATTGAATGTAATAGTTCAACTGGTAAGTTTCCCGATGCGGATGTTCCTGGTGATGCCTGTTTTCAGATTGCCATTTCACTTTGTAAATTTGGAAATGATGAACCATATGAAAAGGTGTGTCTCTGTTACAAGAAAACCGATGGTCCCGATGTCCAGAGTTTTGATACCGAGAAGGAAATGCTCGAGGCTTTCCAAAGGTATATTCAGGAAAAGGATGTAGATATCCTCACTGGATGGAATATTTTTGGCTTTGATCTTGAATATATTTTCAAGCGGGCTCTTCTGACAGATTGCAACGAAGAATTTTTCAATTTAGGAAAACTCCATGATCCACCGAGTCAGCTCTTACTAAAAAAATTGAGTTCAAGTGCGTTGGGTGACAATTTCCTGAAACTTCTTCCTATGACTGGTCGATTCATCTTCGATATGTTTCATGAAGTGAAGAAGGGATATAAACTTGATTCGTATAAACTAAACGAAGTTTCAAAGTTGTACCTGGGTGACCAAAAGATTGACATGTCCCCAAAGGAGATGTTCGCTCGTTATAAGGAAGGTGACCCCGCAAAACTGGCTGAAGTTGCGGTGTATTGTATCAAGGATACACTCTTACCCCACAAACTCTTGAAAAAGTTATGTACGCTTCTAAACTTGTTGGAGATGGCGAAAGCAACTTGGGTTCCTTTGTGCTTCTTGGTTGAGCGTGGTCAGCAGATCAAGGTCTTCAGTCAGTTGACAAAAAAGGCTCGGGAGTTGGGATATATGGTACCGACGATTAAGTATGGATCTCTTCCCGAAGAACCCTATGAGGGTGCCACGGTCCTAGAAGCACAGAAAGGTGCGTACTACACACCAATCACAGCCCTAGATTTTGAAGCTCTGTATCCATCGATCATGATGGCACATAATCTCTGTTATTCCACATATGTAATGGATGAGAGACGCTACGGGAATATACCTGGGGTAACGTACGAATCATTTAATATTGGTGAAAAGACTTATAAGTTTGCCCAAGATGTACCCAGTCTCTTACCAGCGATTCTAGCGGAGCTCAAACAATTTCGTAAAAAGGCTAAGAGGGACATGGCAGCAGCAACCGGTGCAATGAAGGAAGTGTACAACGGTAAGCAATTGGCGTATAAGGTCTCTATGAACTCTGTGTATGGTTTCACTGGCGCTGGAAAGGGTATTCTTCCATGTGTACCAATCGCATCCACGACAACATGTAGAGGTCGTGGTATGATTGAGGAGACGAAGACCTATGTGGAGGCGAATTTTCCCGGGGCAAAGGTAAGGTATGGGGACACGGATTCAGTGATGGTAGAGTTCGATGTTGGTGACCGAACAGGTGAAGAAGCTGTCAAATACAGTTGGGAAATTGGTGAAAGGGCGGCGGAGGAGTGTAGCGCCCTCTTCAAGAAACCAAACAATTTGGAGCTCGAGAAGGTCTACTGGCCGTATTTCCTGTACTCGAAGAAGAGGTATGCCGCCAAACTTTGGACAAAGGGGAAGGATGACCAAATGCATATGGACTACATAGACATCAAGGGACTCCAGGTTGTTCGTAGAGACAATACACCCCATGTAAGAGAAGTGTGCAAAGAATTACTGGATGTCATTCTCACATCCAGTGATCGAGGACCACCCAAGGAACTCGCCAAAGAGCGTGCTATTGAACTTCTTTCTGGTGATATATCCAATGATAAGTTAATATTGAGTCAGGGTCTATCCGATACATACAAAGTGAATGGTGAACCAGTTTCTGTTACAAGTTCTCGAATTGACGATATAAATCAAGCGCATGTACAAGTAGTTCGTAAAATGCGTGAGAGGAAGCCTGGTTCGGAGCCACAGTCTGGTGATCGTGTACCGTATATATTGACAAAGACTGATAACCCCAAGGCGAAAGCCTTTGAAAAGTCTGAAGATCCCAAATATGTAGAAGAGCACAATATCCCAGTAGATTACCTCTATTACTTCGAAAACAAGTTCCTCAACCCCGTATGCGACCTTCTTGACCCATTATTCGATAATGTCAAACAGGATATTTTCGGTGAAATCCTGGAGCAACACAAACCAAAGAAGATAAAAACTGGCCCCGCTCTCAGTACGATGAAAAAGGAGCAACTTATTGAAGAGTGTAAAAAATTGGGGTTAGACGATTCTGGGAAGGTTGCAGATTTACGAGAAAGGATTAAAGGTGCTCGATCAGAATCAATCGAAGACCTATTTAAAAAATACGAACAAAATACTAATAAGGTATGAATCTCCATGAGAAGATCGCTGACATTGTAGATGAGGAATTGAATGAACGACTCGTTTCGATGATGAATGAATATATTGAGATAATTTCTAAAAAACACGGTATCTCGATGGATCTTCTTTTGAAGGATATCCCAGAAACATTCTCTGGAACGATCTGTAAAGGAACAAAAACGGATGGAAGGCGGTGTACGTTCAGGGGTATTCATGGTGGGTATTGTAGACACCACTCGACACAGGGAAATCGTTTGAAATATAGGTCAATTCCTAGGACAAATAGTCATATACATGGACCCGATCAAATGTATGTAAAGGGTTGTCCGGGTTGTGAAATGTCAAACGAGCTTATAGATTTGGGTACCATCATTGGTAATGAGTAAAACTGATATCCTACTAACATCCATAAACAATTTTTACAATGAAGAAGGAAACAGAACTAAATTGGTAAATATTTTAGATAAGTCGAGTGGTATCTCATTACGAAATCTAGAATGGTTCATCACTAACTATGCTAAGAAGAATCATACATCTTTCAAAACCCGAGATGGAAAACTATTCACGGTCCATTGTGCCTATAAATCGAGTCTCGATGGGTACAGTAAAAAGCTATTTGATCCATTTTGTCGGGCACAGAAGTTTGCGTATACAGTCCCAGGAACATCTCATGAAATTCATACAACGCTCGCGCAGTTAAATTTCATCAAATGGTGTATCAAGAATAATATTATCGAGTATATCAGTACTAATAAATCTTCGTTATTTAATAAGCAATTGACATAAACCCACGATCAAACACAAACGTTTGATATCCTGTATAGTACATATTTAGAGAGTACGTTTTCGTAAACACATTCACCTCCCCCGTATTCAATTTTACTTCTATATTCGTTTTATCTGATTGTATCTGACTAAAATCCAAGTTCCCCGATGGTTCCACGTTGACCGGATTCATCGAGAAACTATACGTGTATACATTTCGGATTGGCCTCGCGAGACGATTTCTAAATGGAATATGATACTTGTAGTAATTATGATTTGTCTTTGTCACATTTGGAAGACGGGTACCATTTATATAAAAACTTGCAGACTCCATGATAGGATCGAAAAATGTCGTTTGATCATCGAAACTCACATTCGAGGAAAAATTGAAACGATTTTGAAATAACATCTGTTCATTTACACTCGATCCACCCACTGCGTTGTTTTCATCTTCAAATTCAGTGTTTCGTAGGAACCAATGAAAACATTTTACTGGAATATTTGGTACGAGGTTATTCACAATTGTGGAAACACCAAGTTCACTCACGATGGATGGGTGCCTTCTTACCAGATCAGTCACAAGTGTCTGTTTTTCAGTTACCAAGAAATTCCTTTCTTCGGGGCTGACACTAATCTCTTCAGTAACGAGGTTGAAAGAGGGTAGACTTAGCGCACCAGTGTAGTTTGTGAAGAATTTTTGATTATGAAACTCTAATTCGAATTCGATTTTTTGACGATGGGCCGCACAAATGGGGAAATAGGGACGATTTGGTTTGTTTGATGCGTATTCATCACTCGCATACTTCCTAGAAAAGAAAAAGTGGAGAGGAATGACAAGATCCGAACTCAAACGTGCATATGGTTCATTTTTACTTGATTCGTCATATCCTAAATTTCGATTGACGAGAAATCTATTCGCGACTTTCTCTGAAATTTCCAGATATAACTCGTCGTAAATAACCCCCCAATCATCGTGGATC